ACACCTGTCCTTGAAAAGCTCCTGAGACACCTGTTGTACAGAGGTCTTGTGAGTAAGACATGATACTAGGAGCTATCGCAGACGCAGGAGGGGCTTCGCTTTTTACGTTTTGGTTAATCGTTTGCGTACTGTTCGATTCGTTTATGTTTCGATTCGTATTATCAGACTTTGAATTATTATTGTTTGTGTTGGTATTGTCTGTAGTAACGTTCGAATCTGAAGTTGATTGATTTACGTTAGTGTTAGTGTTCGTATTATTCGATGTTGAAGTTGAATTATTTGTATTATTAACGTTTTGATTAACTGTTGAATTTACCGTTGAATTAGAAGTCGAAGTGTTAACGTTATTGTTTGTGTTGGTGTTGTTTGAAGTCGAAGTCGCTGTTGAAGTGTTTACATTATTGTTCGTATTGGTGTTGACATTGGTATTTGAATTTGTGTTTGTTGCTGTACTCGTTGTTGTATTAGTATTAAGGTTGTTGTTCGTGTTGGTATTATTGTTCGTGTTCGTGTTCGTATTGGTGTTCGTGTTGGTGTTCGTATTGGTATTTGTGTTAGTCGTTGTCGTTGTGTTGGTAGTGTCTAAACTATTGTTTTCACAGTATTGAGAACCATTAACACAAGCGGTACCAGATTGTTGGCTAGATTGAGCGTTTACGTTTATAGATAAACCAATTACAACGGTTATTAAAAACAAAATTCCAACACACGAAAAAATTTTGTCGTGTTGTTCTTCTTCTTTTTTATTCAAGAATCTTCACCTTTAAACTGTTTACTACTACCTGTTGTACCAGCATATAAACCAAACCATGCGGCACCCGCACCTACTACAATAGAAATAAGACCTGATTGTTCAAAACTAGGTTCAGGAAGTTCCATAAACCAAATAGTACATTTATACAATAAAACAATATAAACAGTTAAAAAAGCTCTAGGGAAAATACGCCATGAGTCTACCGCTTTAGCTAAATGAATCCATTTTTGATGTGGGTTTATTTTATCATCAGCTTCTAAATCTCTTATTTTATCTTTAAGATCAGATATTTCTTGTATCATCGCCATGAACTTATTGAGATCCATCTCAACTTCATTACGATCCATATCTCCACCAAATCTACCGTCGTTATTCATTTTATTTCTCCGTTTCTACTGGAACAAACTCTCCTAATTCTATTAACTTGCGTCTGTTTTCCATATGCTCTGCTTCAACGTCTTCTTTGTTTTGACCATGATACCTAACTGCAAGAAAGTTTAATACCATTTTTTCGTTAATGTCTACACCGTCTACAATAACAGCCCCTAAAACACGTCCATATTTACCTTTAGAATCTTTTAGTTTAGATTGTAAAACAATTTTTTTACCATTGTTTATTGCGTCTTGTAAGAACTTAGAGGCTAATTTACCTCTAGCTTTTTCGTCTTTGTCTCGGGTTCTGCTTTCAGGCGTGTCAATACCGTATAAGCGTACTCTACACTTATGCAATATATCAAAACCAAGATCAAGAGTAACGTCAATGGTATCGCCATCAACCACTTTGTTAACCCTACAACTATATTCATACATCTAACATTTCCATCTTCTTCTAGCCGCTTTACCTCGTTCACCTTTCCAACCTTTTGATCTAGCACAAAATGATTTACGTCTTTTTGCTGCTTTACTACCTTTTTTAACTTTACCTGTAACCGCTGTTTTTAGTTTTGATCCAGGATTTTTACGTCGATAAGCCGCTACGCCTTTCTTAGTCATACCCGCACCAGACTTAGTAGATCGGAAATTAGCTCCCTTACCCTTCGTAGTACGTCGTATAGACTTTTCTTTGCGTTTCTTAGCCTTAGCCATTACTTTTTCTTTTTAAGCTTCTTAGCGGTCTTAGCGGAACGTTTAAAGGCTGCTGCAGTCGGAGCACCTTTAGCTCCTTTCTTTCGCATTTTTCTGCCTTCTTTACGTTTTTTGTTTATATTGTAATATAAACCTTTTTTAGCTGTTCGACCATCTTTAGTCTTGTGGGTTTTACTTTTTCTTGGCACTACTTTTTCCCTTTTTCTTTTTCATTTTCTTAGCATAAGCTTTTGCTGCTGCTTTCCCTTTAGCGGTGTATGAAAATTTTTTTGTTCCTACTTTTGGCATTATAATCCTCCTTTTAATACTCTATCTCTTAACCTAGTCGCACGAGGTCCTACTTGTGTAGCCCAACGACTATCCATCATCTCAACTGCAGCAGTATTCCAATCCTGTTTTTCTATCGCAGTTAAAAACTTTTGAAACTTTAACAACCTTGTAATACCTAAATTAAAACACATATTAGCTAATACACGTTTTATATCTTCAGGCTGATTAGAAGCCCAAGGCATATTTCTTTCTAAATCAGCAAACACAGACTCTATATCTTTTTCAAAACATTCGATAACTCGTTCCTTTGATACTGGGGTTCCAACTGGTTCTCCGTGTTCGGGATCGCTTTCAAGTACAAGGTGACCAATACCAAAAGTGGGATAACCCAAATGATCATTATAAATTTCGTATATACACCCTTCATCAAACTCTAACTCTTCTCTTAATTTATTAATATTCATACTTAATTTATTCCTAATTCTATTGAAGTAGCTCCCCCAGTAGCTACAGTTATATTGCCTATCTGTCCTACTGCTTGAATTCCTTTTTCGTTGCCAGAATATAAATCTACCCACGTTTGACCATTCCATAGTTGTAATTGGTTAGTGGAAAGATTCCATATAATATCACCATTATTAAATTTATTTTCATTACGCTGAGTTTCGTTTACTGATAGTGTGGAATCTACGTCAACCCTGTTTAAACTTAATTCTAAAACCCTTACTAAACGATTAAAAGTATCTGAAGAAACTTCGCCAATAGAAATAGGTAATTTAGTTTCTAATAATTTACCCATTACCGTCTACCATCAGGTCTGAAGTTTAATCGCATAGCTCCTACTCTAAACCCTACGCCTTCTGTACTTCCTGGTGCTCCATCATCATCTGATTCTACTCGTAAAACAGCTTGTCTGCCTCTAACTCTCGTATCAATTTTAGTTGTTGCTGAATCACAAACACTAGTTACTGCTGTTGTTAAACTTTCTCCAGGAAAATTCCTACGTTTTAAAACAACATTAACGCTTTGTCCTCCACTTCCAGTTGAACCACTTCCTGTAAACTGTATATCAGGAATAATTCTACTAATAAATTGAAAATCTTCTCCTCCTGGATCAATATCAAAATCACTGGATTCAATAAATACGTTCGTCATAGGAGAACCATCATTATCATTACCTGTTTCGTGGTCATAAAGATAGCCTATATCTGAAGAAGAACTTGTTGCTTTAGGTGTACTAAAAATACCTTCGTCTATCCAACATGTTCTGGTTAAAGTTCCTATAGTCCAAACCTGTTCTTCATAATTGAAAACTACGTATTTATTAAGAGTATTCGAACCACTGCTACAATAAAACCACCCAACCTCATCGAAAGCTTTATTTACAAAACCAAAAATCTGATAACTTTGACTTTCATTTAAATCACTAAAAACATAAGCTTGTACACTACAAGGAATATCTTGGGTGGCTCCTGTATAAGTATAAAAACCTTTTTTATCCATCCAAAAAATTCCTTTAGGAGTGTTAACCATAGCGTTGGGGCTAACTAACCCCACTCCTTCATTAACTAAATTTAAACTAAAAGTAAAAGGCTGACCTATAAAAGTCATAGAGTATAGGGAAGTGTCCGTCCAAACTAAAATTTCTTGTTTAGCACGTATGGCTCCTACGATAGATGATCCTGCTGATAACCTAAAAGAACCTGCTGTGTTTGTAGATAAAGGTTCCCATTGAACAGCATTTTCTTGGTCACTCCAAGCAATAAACATAGGATCGATAGCTCCTGTTCTAGCTGTTTCTCCAGTATTTAAAGGATCAGCACCAAAACAAATCACGTGTCGGTCAATATCAGAAACCATTACCTGTAAAGCTAAAGTAGGAGGAAGATTTGCACCTGCTAAATCTGAAAGAGCTACTGCTCGAGTTTCTGTTCCGTTTGTTTTATCCCAGTAATAAACAGAACCTGCTCTCGGGTTTATTATTAAATCTTCACCAAAATTATCGTGTGACCATAAACGTAATTGATTATTAAAACTAAGCGTTGTAGTTGACCCAAAAGCTCCAGCTCCCCAAAGTCCTGCTCCCCAACCCGTTGATTGAACATAAACATCCAAACCAGTGTTTATTTGATAAGCAGCATCGGTAGAACTTCCACCATTTCCAGTATCACTAGAATTTGCTGTAGCCGAGGCGGTAAACGTATAGGTGTTAGCCGATGGAACAGAAGTTATTTGATGCTCTTGATTTAAAACAGTAGCGGTAATATTACCGCCTAAAGATACAGCACTACTAATAGTTACAAAATCATCGATACTTGCTCCATGGTTTGTATCTGTAGCTGTAATAACCGCACTACCATCAGTAGCGGAAAAAGTTGTAACGTTTAAATCAGTTGAGCGGATTGGAGTGATGTCTGAAAAACTATCTCCATCTAAAATATAATATTTCCACGTTGTTCCTAAGCCTAAAAGTTTCGTTCCGTCTAAAGCTACCCAAGCGTGGAGTGCTCTACCTGTAGACTGAAAATAATTAGCAGTTGCTTTAGACCATCCACCAATTTTTTCGGGAAGCCCTTTTCTAAAACGAACTAAATTAGAATCAAACCAACCGCCTTCATTTGAATAAGCTGTTCCTTCTTTGTTGATTCCAGGTTTAAAAAGGAACTTTTGTAAAGGCATCTGACTTTCCTACAATAGTTTATCTACACCTAAAGAAGCTGCAATTAAACCATACAAACCCCATAGAATAAATTCTAGTCTTTTAAACTTAGCAGAGCCTTCATCAAGACGTTTTTCTATGTATTCGTAACGAATAGCACATTCTCTTTCATGTGCTTCTAATTTAATTAAAGCTTCTTTTGTAGTAGTCATGAGTTATTTTTCTTTTGCTTTCCCTACATTAATAGCACACCAGTCGATCAGTTTATAAATTTTACCAATCATTTGATCGTCTTTTGGTGTTGGTGTTAAAGCACAAATTAATGATGCTCCTGAAATAATCCAAGGTGCTAATTGAATTATGTTTAATATCATATCTAACATATTTTTCTCCTTTTAAAGTGGATGATTATCATCCATTAATAAAACAGCGATACTTACAACACAAAATATTGCAATACTTAATTGCAAAATAGTATAAATCACTCTTCTGAAAGTTTTTCAGAAACTTCTTTTGACTCTTCTATAAATGCTTGATTAAAAACTTGTTGACAAGCTTTTATTTGATCTAATTGAAACATTAAACTATTTTCTTTATTTTGAAGATCGTTTAGTTGGGACTGTAAATATTTTTGTCGTTCTGTTAATTCGACTTCTTTTGTTTCTACTTTTTTATTTTCTGACATTATTTATTCCTTTTAACTGTTATCAGTTATGTAAGCTTTGCCAGTTGTAATTGCACTTGTATAGCTAGACTTATCTGATGAGTCTCCTACTACGTCAGGTGTTTCATCATCTTCGTCTACTGGTGCATAAGCCAAGATAATTTCAAGATGGTCTACATTTCTTTGTACCATTTCGTTTATTTCTTCTTGAGTCATGCCTGTTACATCATGTGTACCATCATTGACAGCGTTGATAAGCGTTACGCTATCGGTTGCTGCTGTTAATACTTTTGTTACTGTTGCCATTTTATACTCCTATTGTTGTTAGCCTTCTAAGGCTTCTATTCTTGTTGTTAAAGCATCTATTTTATCATCTGCTTCTTGTAAAGCTTTAATTAATGGCATAACAAATTGACCATAATCTAGTGTTTGCATGCCATCAGGTTCTTGACCCCAACCATTAAATTTTTCAGGTTCTACACTTAAATTGTCTAAGGCTGCTTTAACCTCTTGAGCCAACATACCTGTTTGCCATGTGGTTATTTTTGCTTCTGTTTCGTGTGGTTGGTGAGTATCCCATTCTTCAGGAACATCACAAGGAGCTTTAATGTGGTAATTTACTGTTCTTAGTTGATTAATAAAATCTAAACCCAAAGGATGGTCTGTAATATCCTTTTTCTTGCGTTCATCAGAACCAGTGGTAAAACTAGAACCCCCATAAGAAAGTCTTGACCAGTCAGTGCCACTTCTACCAAAAGTTATGGCGTAATCTGCTGTACCAGTATCTCCGTTATTATAACCAATGTGTCCTCTTACACTTCCTGTGGCTGAAGTCCGCATAGCATACCCAATAGCCAGATTTCCCGTACCAGTTGTTGTGTTATCCCCAGCAAGAGTACCAATAAAAGTGTTTAATGAACCAGTAGTAACAGAACCACCAGCCGCATATCCAACTGCTGTGTTGCTATTTACTGTAGCCATAGCATCCAAAGCCTGTGTACCAATTGCTGTATTGTAACTTCCAGTGGTAATATCTCCACCTGCTAAGTAACCAAGGGTTGTATTGTAATTTCCTGTGGTTGTATTTACAGAAGCACTTTTACCAACTGCGGTGTTATAAGCTCCTGTAGTATTTTCAAAAAGTGCTGCGTGTCCCACCGCAGTGTTTGCTGTGGAAGTTGTAGAATCATATAAGGCTGATGCACCAACAGCTGTATTATTTTCACCAGTTGTGTTTGCGGTAAGTGCGGAGATACCAACTGCTGTACAGTTTGAGGCGGTGGTGTTAGCATCTAAAGCACCTTTACCAACTGCGGTGTTACTTGCTCCTGTAGTATTTGCAATCATTGCTTGATGTCCTACCGCAGTATTAGAAGCACCAGTTGTATTGACTCGTAATGCCATACGACCAACTGCTGTGTTATTAGATGCTGTGGTATTGGCTGATAGAGCTGAAGTACCTACAGCAGTGTTTTCTGAACCTGTGGTGTTTGCATCTCCTGCTAAAGCACCCACTGCAACATTTTCTGTACCTGTGGTGTTTGCTAGTAAAGCCTGATGACCCACTGCTGTATTGTTATCTGCTGTGGTGTTGGCATCTAAAGCTTGTACTCCAATAGCAACATTATTATCTCCTTCCGTATTAGCTTCTAAAGAATTAACACCAAGCCCTACATTACTACCACCTGTGGTATTGTTTATTAGTGAGGTTCTGCCGATAGCAGTATTATTAGCCCCTGTGGTGTTTGCTGTTAAAGCACCTTTACCAACTGCTGTGTTGGAAGATGCTGTCGTATTATTCCTCAATGCATCAGCTCCAACTGCTGTATTTTCAGCACCAGTTGTGTTTGCTGATAAAGCAACATCACCAATAGCTGTGTTGTTAGAAGCAGTGGTGTTGGCATCTAAGGCATCAGCTCCAACTGCTACATTGTCTGTACCAGTGGTGTTTGCTCCTAGTGCATTAGCACCTATACCAACATTGTTAGAAGCTGTGGTATTGGCATCTAATGCTGTAACTCCAATCGCAACATTCCCTGCACCTGTGGTGTTAGCATCTAAAGCAGCATAACCAATTGCGATGTTGTTGTTTGCTGTGGTGTTATTATCTAAAGCATTAGCACCCAAGGCTACGTTAAATGCACCAGTTGTATTTGCTGATAAAGAAGCGTAACCAACTGCTGTGTTGTTATTTGCTGTTGTATTAGCATCTAAGGCTAAAGCACCTAATGCTACGTTGCTTGTGCCTGTTGTGTTTAAATATAGAGCTTGAAAACCCACTCCTGTGTTGTTATCTGCTGTTGTATTGGTACTTAAAGCAAGTCCCCCAACGGCTGTATTATAATCACCTGTAGTACTGGCATCTAAAGTAGCATAACCTAACGCAGTATTACGAGTACCAGTTGTATTTGCTAGTAAAGCATTTCTACCAACAGCAGTGTTACCACTTGCAGTGGTACTTAAACCTAATGCACCTGTACCTACTGCTGTATTTTCATCACCACTTGTTAAAGCTGCAAAAACA